TCTCCGTACCGACTGGTAGAAATAATAGTGTTGATGAGAATTCAATAGCACCCATGTTTGCAGAAGCGATTTGAAGAATCAATCATAACGAATCAATTTCTATATTGTTCGAATAGGAGAAACTCATGAATATTTGGGTAGAGTGGTGGAAAAAAGAAGATGAAGAAAAATTAGATGATATGAAAAGTAGAAGATTTTTTAGTACACGAGCGGAAGCACTAGAATTTGCTGCAACTATGTGGAAAACACAAGAAGTGCGTTCCCGTGTCTGTCAGGATGATTCAGCTGGATAAAGAATGAACGAAGGGTATAGTATTAATAATATAAAATGTATATTTACTTTTAAAATCAGTTGTGAAACTTCTAGTTATACTAAAACAAGAGAATTAACTAGAGAAGAGATCCAAAAAGAATTAAGAAACTTATATAACAGCTATAGGATAGCGTTAATGATTGAAAGATAAATAATGGAGACAGACTTATTAATTTTTCCTCCTGGTGGGAAACAGTATGGTTTTCCAAAAGTGGTGCCAAACATACAGACTAAAGATCTTAATGCGTGGCTGGTAGAAAATGGATATCCTCAAGAGGAAATAGATGCGTATGGAAAGAATTTTCGATGTTCATTTTGGGAAGAAGTACCGGGAGGTGATAATTATGAAGGATTGGATACTGAAGAAGATTAAAGAAAATAATGCAAATAATGTAATAGCTTTCCCTCTTCGACAAGAAGATGTGGAACGCAGATTGAGAAATGCGATTTTAGATAAGGATAGAAGAGGGGAGTTAGAAAATGCCAAAGTGGATGATTAAATATTGTGGTTCTTGAAACTACAAACCAGAGGCAGAAAGTCTTTCTGCTGAAATGAAAGAATTGGGTTTTAATGTTATGATAGAGGAAGGTGGTACAGGACAATTTGAATTATTTAGATGGGCAGTAGGATGGGATTCATACATGAAAGCTGGACATGGAAAGTTCTTCACATTAAGAGATGTTGAGGAAAAATTGAGTGGCAAAAGAATATGAAAGTATTAAAACTGTTTATCTATGGAGAACAGGAGAATATATAGACATTATAACTTTGAAGTCTTATCGTGTACCAGACGGGCCATGTAAGGGAGGCAGAGGCTGGCTCGTTAAAGTTAGAAAAAGTAAGAAAGTTAAACCGACACCTTAATCAGAAATTTTGTATATTATAAATAAAAAAGAAATTACTCATGACAACACTAATAACACCTCAAGATTTTACTCAAACCGTAACTCAACTCCGTACCTTTTTTTCTAACCTTGGATTCCTTGAAGTTCACACGCAAAATCGTCTTTCGATTCTTGCGGCATGTGAAGACCCAACCACAGTAGCTACTTATAATTACTCTGGTGAAGTTTGGCCTTTACCTCAAACTGGTCAAATGTGGTTGGAATATGAGTTACTTAAAGACCCCACACTTCCAGGGGTTTATTGCGTATCGACATCATATAGACAAGAAGATAATCCAGTAAAAGGAAGACATGAATTAATCTTCCCAATGTTTGAATTTGAGGCTCCAGGACAATTTGAAGATTTAATAAAACTGGAACATAATTTATGTGAGCATCTCGGATTTCTTCCAACAGATTATTTAAGACATCCTTATGAAATATGGTGTAATATATTTAACGTAGAAGAATTAACCCATCAAGAAGAAACTAATATGGGAGAAATGCATGCATCCGGAGTAGCATTTATTACTGATTTCCCTTATTCTACATCACCATTTTGGAACATGAAAAAGGAAGGTGATATAGCGAAAAAATGTGATGTTATTATGGGAGGTATGGAAACTATAGGTTCAGCGGAAAGGTCTGCAGATACAGATGAAATGAGAGAACAATTTCATACAATATCTGATGGAGAATATGCTAATTTATTGTACGAATTATTTGGTCATGAGCGAGTTGAAAAGGAATTAGAAGAGTTTTTAAGCAATGATTTCTTTCCACGATTTGGTGGAGGAATAGGTGTGACAAGACTTCTAAGTGCCTTAACTAACTGCGGAGTGGCGAAATAGGCAAACGCGATCTGTTGTTGGCAGAGAATCTGGTGGTTCGACTCCACCCTCCGCAGCCATCTAGAGAAAGTATTTAGGAATTTAAAACAATGGGAAAAATAAATGGTAGCATTTTCACATTTGTCAATGATTGCTTTTGTGATATTAGGTTTGTCTATGGTGAGATTAATGATAAATTACAGTTCATTATTTGCAAAGAACTATAATGATGATCCAAATGATGATGTTATATTTTACTGGCCTCATACTGCCATTTGTTTCATAACCTTCTTCACTATTATACTATTTTGGTGGACATCCTATCCCCTGAGAGACTTATCTTATTACCCAAATGAGGGATGGAACCTATTCACATTTCTATTATATTTGGGAGTGCCATTCATGTTCTTTATGGTTAGTGAAGTAGTAGCACCACAACCAGAGACATATAAGGACAAAGAGGTTAATCTAAAGGAATATTATTACCATAATCATAAGGTCATACTAGGTCTAGCATGGACATTACAACTATTACTCATAGGAAATTTATTCGTATTTTTTCAGGGAGAGGTTGAATCACTCAAGTTTGTTGGCAGAGTCATTATGTTATGTGTCATGGCTCCGATGGTGTTTAGTAACAATAAAAGAATACATGAAATTGGTATGGGTATATTCTTAGCGGGATTTGTTTATACTATTTTGAAATATCACATTTACCCTGTTATATGAAAATACATGATTCTCTGCATATTGATGATGCGGGACTCACCTTTAAATTTTATCCATGTGATACAAAAGAAGCTTGGAATTATAATTGTAAACATAATTCTGAAGTAGTCAAAGAATTAAATTGGACAGAAGATAGTATAGAGTATAAATTTAATTCTCATGGTTTTAGATGTAATGAATTTAATGATAGCCCCGCAATCATGTTTTTGGGATGTTCATTAACTTTTGGAATTGGGATGCCTAAAGAATCATGTTGGACATATCTAGTAGCAAATATGCTTGGGTTAGAGGAATTTAACTTGGGGAATGGTGGTGCGGCTAATGATACATGTTTTCGTTTAGCAAGTTATTGGATTGGTAAATTAAAACCGCAAATTGTATGTTATATGGTCACTTTTGATGATAGATTGGAAATTTTTGATAAGGACAGCCCAACTGCATATGATAGTGTTAAGGTTTGTTATCCAAGTGATTTAAACTTTGCAGGATATGGTCTATATAAACCTTATGATAGAAGAAAATATAACAGAAGAGAAAAGGATAATGAGCAAAAATTCACATATGAAAAATGGGCAATTAACAGATGGAATGGTGAACTAAATCGATTAAAAAATGTAATGGCAGTGAAGCATATATGTGAGAATTATGGAGTGAAATTTTGTAGTCTCGAAGCAAATATCATAGAACAAGATAAATGTGCGCGTGATAGTGTACATCCAGGAATAAAATCAAATAAAATAACAGCATCAGCAGTACTAGATCATATAGATGAACAAATTGAATTTAGTTGAATTGCTCTTTGGTGAAGATAATTTCGACTATACTAAAAGTGATGTAAAAGATTTTGTTGTTAAGTTAACAGATCTAAAAAGAACCAGACTTTTTATTGAAAATTGGCACTATTCTGGTAGTGTAAATGGATTGAGAATCTCTCAGATTTTTGGTCTATTCTACCAAGGTAACTTGATTGGTGCGATGATTTATGGCCCTCTAGGGATGCCTAATATCTGGAAAAAGTACGCAAAAGAAGAAAGTAAAGTAATTGAATTAAAAAGACTCTGTTGTATTGATAACACACCAAAAAATACAGAGAGTTATTTTATTGGTAAGACACTGAGATGGTTGAAACAAAATACTGATTATGATCTGATAGTATCATACGCTGATACATTTTATGGTCATAGTGGAGTCATTTATAAAGCATCCAATTTCAAACATGTTGGAATGACAACTAAGGGTAAAGTTATTGATTATAAAGGTAAATTTTATCATGACAAGTGTATAAGAACCTATTATATTAATAAAAGTGGTGGAAAAATGTTAAAACCTTTTGCTCAGAGAGTGAAGGATGCGTTAGAGTGTGGTGAAGCAAGATATATTGAGATGCCAGAGAAGAATATATATACATATCCGTTAAGAAAGGTATCAATTGGGAATAAATAAAACAGTACACGAACATTGGAGAGATTGGGCAGCAGTAGTATATTTATTCCTTTGTGTAGTAGATTTCTTCATTGCTCCTTTGATGTGGAACATAGGCATGACAATGATGAGTGATGAAGTAAAAATGAACACTAGTAGATGGGTTCCTCTTACATTACAAGGGGGTGCCATGTTACATTTGAGTTTTGGAGCAATATTGGGTGCGACATCTTGGAATAAACATAAAGAAAATACTAATGGGAATGGCGATAAGCCTGATTCTCACTAGTTGTGCAAAGCACAATAAAGACGATAAAACACATAATGATTTGGGTAGTGGTGATAAGTCAAATTTACCAGTTACAATAACCTCACTCATTGAACACGCAGAGTATTGTAAAGCAATTTACGATAGTGGTGGTGATCAAAAAGATGAGGTTGCGTTTGAGGTAAAACAAGATAATGGAATATCAATAATTGTTATTAGGGGTACGGCAAATGATGCAAATGTATTATCAGATGTTGATGTAAGATTAGTTAGTGATACTCGTACAGGAATCAGGCTTCATAAAGGATTTAGAGATGTAGCTGTAACCATAATGCAAATTATAGATACTACAAAAACTCTTGAACATACTGTACACGTTACAGGTCACAGTTTAGGTGGAGCTGTTGCACAAATAATAGGAATGTGGCTCCACAAGAGAGGTAAGAATGTACAAATTTACTCTTACGGATCACCAAAAGTTTCTGATCAAGTTTTGTCTGGTGGACAACCCACTCATTGGCGTGTGGTTCGCCTTAGTGATCCTATTCCTTTTACTCCTCCTTGGCCTTACAGTCATACAGGACTTTTTATAGATAGTCAGGATTTGGATTGGGGTGCAGATAATGATAATGGTTTGATTTCACAAACAGATGGATTAACTCATGCCATAGCAAAATATGTTGAAACATTGAAGGCACATGCAAATTAGAAGGTCATATTTTGATGAAGAGCGATGTTTTGATATAATTACACAGCATGTTAAGGATGTGGTGCCATCAGTTATAGCTAATAGTGTTTTTGATCCAGAATATAGAAATTCATCCTCTGTTTTTTTATATGGTGATGAATTGAAAGAAGATTTTAAAAACATTACTAATAAAGAATATAAAAATTATGAATTGGGTATACAATTTACAGAGTATAATGCAGGACAATTTTATAAATGGCATGATGACCACAATCGAGTACAGTCCCATTCATTGGTATTAAATGATGATTTTAAAGGAGGTGATTTCGTAATTAGAAATGATGAAGAGGGATGGAAGAAGACATTTAAATTAGGAACAGGAGATGTTATCTCTTTTGATTCTAGTCTATTACATAAAGTAGCAAAGGTAACTAAGGGAGTTCGATACGCATTAGTTTGTTGGGTATTAGATGGAAAGAAGAATCTCTCAAAAAACTTTCTAGAACAAACGACGATGGTATGATATCATTTACAGAAAAAGCTGTTAACAAAATAGTTGGTATTATGAAAGACCAAAAAGTGCATGGTGAAACAGTAGTGCGGGTTGGAGTTAAAGGCGGTGGTTGTTCTGGATTTACTTATACAGTAGATTTTGATACCAGAAAAGGAAAGTTTGATTTGGAGTTTGAGTCATTTGGTTTAGGAATTTTATGTGATAAAAAGAGTCATTTATATATCAAAGATACTATAATTGATTGGTCAGATGATTTAAATGATAGAGGATTAAAATTCAACAATCCATCAGCCAAAGGTTCATGTGGCTGTAGGACATCATTCATGTATGAACATGAGGAGACACAAAATGATACAAAACCAACTTGGATGTGAATTAAAAATAACAGAGAAAGCTGCAACTGTTTATAAAGATATGGTAACTGAAATGAAGAAAGATCCTGCGACATCTTATTTAAGAGTAGGAGCAAATTCCGGTGGATGTTCTGGCTGGAAATATAGTTTAGACTTTGAAGATGGAATTGAAGACGGAGATTTAGTTTTTACAGAAAATGGTGTTAATTTAGTAGTAGATGAATACATACTTAATGATATAATTGGTGATGTAGAAGTAGATTATAAAGTGGGAAATTTAGTAGAACAAGGGTTTATATTTAAAAGACTCAAATATGAGCATGTCTGTGGGTGTGGAGAAAGTTTCACGCCTGTAAAGGATATCCCTGCAGATGGTAAACAGCACTTAGGATGGAAATGAGGCGAATACCGTGACCCATCATTCACATGAAGATCATCTATCAGAATGGCAAGAATTGGAACAAGAGCGTGACCACTATAAAAACAAGTGTGAAGAGTTAGAAAAAGAACTAAAAAGAATTAATGATATATATTTCAGAGATGCAGAATCATAATACAGAGTTGGATCAAGATATTTTAGATTTAGAACAAGAGCGTGACCACTATAAAAATGAATGTGAAGAGTTGGAGAAAGAAATAAAAAGACTCAATAATGTATATTATAGATTTTTGTCAAAAGATGGTAAAGCTTTTCCTGATGAGGAATGAACATTGCGAGTAAATGGAATACCAACCATATTAACTAAAGCAGAAAAGCGTACAGAATTAAAAGAACTTGTATCTGCTAAGAAGATGCTAAAAGAAGTTTTAAATTATCAAGAAACATATAGTGACCGTGTAGAAATAAGAAAGGATATCAGAGAAATAGAAACTAGAATCAAGGAGATAAAGCAACAAAATGCCACAGCACAAACATTTATTAATTCGAGCAGAGGTGAATGAGCCGATAACATCGGAAAAAGAATGTAAAAAGTGGCTTCGAAATTTAATAAAAGTAATAGAAATGAAAATTATTAAAGGACCTTATGCATCTTATGTTTCTAAGGAAGGGAATCGTGGAGTAACGGGAGTGGTGATGATTGAAACAAGTCATGCCGCTATCCATGTTTGGGATGAAGTAACCCCAGCATTAATTCAATTTGATGTATATTCTTGTGCGGATTTTTTAATACAAGATGTATTATTTCAATTTAAAGAGATGAAGCCATCTAAAATAGAATGGAAATTTTTGGACAGATCAGAAGACCTTAAAGTAGTTAACACTAATATTTTACAAAGTGGTCGGGGCGGGTACACCTCAGAGATACATACTGATAACACATAAAGGTAATATAATGGAAATAATGGAAATTAAAAATATGTCAACTGTAGAAATGAGAAATTTATTGAACAAGTTGACAAAGGAGATTAGATTTAGGGAATCAGTCGGTGAAGAGATATGGCAAAGGCGACAAAAGATGGGAAACAAAGGATGTATTCCTATGTTTGAAGATTATGAAGAACCGGTAGTATCAATATGAAAAAGAAAGTCGGAAAACGTAAGGGTAAGGGATGGCGTAAGCGTTCGCCTAGATGTACGTTATGCACCACTTATAGATGGCTTGGAAATACTAAGGAACGTAAGCGACACTCCTATTATCGTCAAATGGGAGAAAAAGATGAAGGGGAAGCTTTTTGAACATTGGTTTCGAGCTGAAATTATTATTCCATTAATTGTAATTGAATTAATAGCAATTTATTATTTACTATGAAACAAAAAGAACTCAGACATGCTATGGAAACTCAGTTCCGTTATAAATTCTATAACTCAACAGAATTTCCATTTTTACCAAGCATGGGAATTAGACATATTATGCAAGGATTTGAAGCACCCAACGAAGAAATTGGTTACATAGGAATGTTACACTTATGGTGGGTGAATGAAGATTCAGGAATTGAGTATGATAATCCTAGATATTTTGTTAAAGGAACTTGGAACAGCGAGTGGTTAGATACTCCACAGGAAGGACTAAAACTCGCCATTAAATTACAAGCAGAACAAGCAAAAGTGTATGATGAAAATAAATTGTGGGAAGTTCATATAAGAAACAATGAAGAAATTAAAAGAAAAATGTTGACTATAAAAGAGGGTGATGAAGAGAAAGAACTTGACAATGAAGAAAAAATCGTGTATAATTAAGGGTATGTTGGGTAAATGACAGTTTGTGGGCAGACGGAGGTAGACCGTATCTGTGGGTACAAATGCTCTACTCTGGAGAAATTTAAGGTGTTATGTGGGGATCCGCCGGTATACGCCACAGGACGAGACATAACTTAGGGGATGACGTATCACTCGGTGATACCTCTCATTCGCACATCCAGAGCTCTACCCAACTTTAATAAAATATATATAAAGGGAAAATAATATGTCACTATATTCTAAATTTTGTGCGTGGTTATCAGGTTGGCCAGAAACCTCACATTCGAACGCAAGTCATGGTAGATCTAAACACGATGAAGATATGATGTTTGCTGAAGAAGAACAGATGATCAGAGAAACCAATAAGAACATAGGGAAGAAACCCAAAGGATTGAACCCCAAAAAAAAGAAAAAGAAAAGAGCAAAATGAGTTTTAGAGAAATATGGCATGGTCCTAGTTTTTTGAATAGAAAACCTTCAGCCCTTAGAATGGCTGCGAGGGACGCAGAAGGAAGAAGAAAACGAAAGAAACAGAAACATGTTGTCCATGAACACTTCCGTAAAGATTGGGACGTGGACTTGTGGGATTGATTGAAGCATATTATGTTACATGGTTCTGGAAAAATCTTGTATTCATATGTGCATCATTACAATTTTTATATTATATAGATAAACCTCATGGATTTTGATTGGGGCTCAATAAATAAAAAGACCGGAGTTGACGAACTGCAATCATAAACCTCCGTAGTTCCTTAACACATCCGGAGGTTCTATTTGACCATTTGAGCCCCATACAATAGAAAATATATTATGGATAGTGAATATAAAGAATTTATAGGAATTTATGATAACAGCGTACCAGTAGAAGTATGCGAAGAATTTGTAACACGTTGGGATGAAGCGATAGACAAAAGAACAATAATAGAAGACCCCAACCATGTTGATTTTCATCCTCAACGAAATCCCTTAGAAAGAAAGGATGAGGCTGCAAACATTTGGCCATTATCATCCACCATATATCCGGTTCCACCGGTTCATAAATATTTTGATTGTTTAAAAGAGTGTTTTATGGATTACGCAAAAAGATATTCTTTCAGTTATGGTGGACCTCTTTTCAATGATGTTTTCAAGATTCACAAATGCCAGCCATCAGAAGGATATCATACATGGCATTATGAAAATTATGATGGAAATCATTTAGATAGACTTATAGTATACATGACATATCTTCAGGTTCCGTCTGAAGGTGGAGAAACAGAATTTCTTCATCAGTCGATGCGTATAGAACCGATTGTAGGAAGAACATTAATATGGCCAGCAACATATACTCACTTACATAGAGGCAATCCTCCGTTGAAGGGTGATAAAATGTATGTTACGGGATGGTTCACTGGAGGAAAAGGATTACATGATGCTTCAGGTAAATGATGTTAAAGAAATGGAGGTAAATATGACAGAAGAAGAAGGACAAAAACCACAAAGCGCAACAGACCCCAACTCAGAGTTATTCCAAAGGGGGTTTCATGTGTTTATGGGGGATGTAACAATGGAATCAATGCATCCGATAATTAATTGGATTATTGCAGCCAATTTTGCTAAAGAAAAGAAACACAAAGAGTTGACTTTGGGGATTTGTTCTCCTGGCGGTGATTTGAATGCGTGTTTTGCTCTGTTGGATGTTATGATGGGATCTAAAATTCCAATACGCACAATTGGAATGGGTATGATTGCGTCATGTGGTCTTTTGATGTTCATTACTGGAACTAAAGGAAGAAGAATTCTTACACCAAATACATCAATTTTATCTCATCAATATACATGGGGGTCGTATGGAAAAGAACATGAGCTATTTGCGACAGTAAAAGAATTTGATTTAACTACAAGCCGGTTGTTGAATCATTACAGAAAATGTACTGGATTGTCTGAAAAGGTGATTCGTGAAAAATTGCTTCCGCCACATGATGTTTGGTTGGATGCAAAACAAGCTAAGAAATTAGGACTATGTGATACAGTTCAAGAAATGAAAATGACATGACAGAAATGACAGGCAAACCAAAAATTGACCAATTAAATTCATACAAAGAAGCGCCTTGGGTAAATATAGTACACGAAGATGAAAACGTAATAGTGTATAAAGATGGATTTCCAGTAACAGAAGGACACTTATTGTTTGTCCCGAAAAAAAGATCCAAGAGAACTGATATTACAATTTGTTTTGAATATGCATATGATTGGGGAGTAAAGGGTGTACGTGATTATAAATGGGAAGGATTTAATGTTGGAATCAATCAGAATGAATGTGCAGGACAATCTGTAATGTGGCCACATGTACATCTCATTCCACGAAGAAGGGGTGATACACCAAATCCAAAAGGTGGTGTTCGGCACGTGATTCCATATAAGGGAGATTATGATGGAACAGAGAACAAAAAAAAGTATAAAAGTTATAGAGAGTGGAAGAAAAAAATACCAATGGCTGAGTTAGAGGGTTTGGAAAAAGAATATAGCGAAACAAATAAACTCACAAAGAATGAAGTTGCTTACATTGATGAAAGTACTGGCCCTTGGTCGACATGGAAATCGATAACAAATTAGAAATACCACCTATACCTGAAGGATTATCTGAAGAAGAGTTAAAGATGCTCTTTGACCCACTAGGCTATGATGCCCTAAAAGATATAGATGAGATTCATCAAAGGAACAGACGCAAAACTGATGATCCCTACATCAAGGCCACTAGTGAAAAAATATCTCACCGTTTTCCAAAAATAGATGATAGAGAGAGAAGATAAAATGACAAAAACATCATTTGGAGAGTACTTTGACAACCAACGTGACAAGATAGTTAAGGATATGCAGGACAAGAATAAGCAACAGAACGTTGAGTGGATGGAAAGATTTGAAAAGAGAAAGAAAATGGCTAAAGAGATGTTGTTACCCAAGAAGACTGTGAAACAACGTCGAAAAGATATGCTAAAAAAATATGAAGGAAAACTTGAAGGACCTTATGACCATTTAAAAGAAGGTGTAGATTATTTAGATGACATTCAAAGGAATAAGAAATAAAATTATGAAGTGGATACTCATTATAGCGATAGCACTAAGTTTGAGTGGATGTGCAAATACTGCAGATGCTGAAGACTCAACGGCGACCACGCCTGCTGAAGAACAACAAAATAGAACTGCGGATGCGAGTGGTACGGCATGGGTCGCAATAGTCATGACATGGAACCCTGTCGTTTATACAATAGATAAAGAATTTTCATCTGAAGTAAATTGTTGGAACTACTACGATAATGGTGCAGGAGAAAGTAAAATGCTCAATGACTACGGCACACAAGTTCTAGACCATCAAGGCAATAAGCCTGACGCAGAATACATGAAAAAACATCGCCCATCGCACCGAGTATACCCAACCAGAATGTACAAGAATTTCGGGGGGTGGATGATGTGGTTGACCTGCGACATAAAAGGAAGAAACGAAGGACTATGATAATAACTACTACAACAATATTAATAGTTCAGGCCATTGTTATTGGAACCATAATGTGGACAACGCCAGAACCCTGTCCTAGAAAATATAGAGTAACACAAGAGAATGGCGGAGTCTTAGTTAACGCTGTTGACATCCATCGATACTGTAAATTAGACTACGGTGGAAAATTTATATTAAAGGAAGAATATGATGAATAAGATAAGTGAATTTTTCAAGACTTTCTATGGACTATTTCTGTTCACAGTAAAATCTCTTTGGATTATATTGACGACCAATATGAAGAAGGAAGCACAAACATACAAACAAGAACAAGAGGAACAGAAGAGAGTAGCAAAGCGTGCAAGAATTAAAGAAAGAAAATAAAGCGACAATCAGAATATACATTGACGGAAAAGAGATGTTATATTCACATCAGAATATAGTAGCAGCAATTAATAACTTTTTACCCTACTTGACAAATGATGATCTTACTACGTTAGGACAAGACATTCTTGATTTGTTCAACCATAGAGAAGCGAAAGAAGCGGAATCCAAGATTGAAGTTGAGAAGCATTCCTGGCCTTATCCAGATACAATTCAACAATTAGAAAATGATTGAAGTAATTTATAAAATGGACCCCCAAGGTGAGTTTGAAAAGAAGCATGCCGAGCGACTCGGAGCTGTAGACTTTAAGAAATACTTTAAGACATGGGCTGAGGTAAACGAATTTGTACTGAATAGAAAGCTCGAACGATTTAGAGTAAAGTCATATGACGATGATAAGCCTGTTCGATCAAATGCTTTTCTATGGGAGTCTGCTAAGTGGGATAGTAACGTTACTACTCTATGTATGGGCGGTGTTATAATTGTCACCATCATGACTTGTCTTGTATGTGCAGGTGATCCAGATATTGTTGATGCAGTTATCTATTACTTGTCTTATTGATGCCTGTATCAATCGAGAATAATTCATGGGACTATATACAGGGGATTATAGAAAAAGAAATCAATTCAGCATTTAAATTACGCATGCCAGAAGAAGAAAAGAAGAATATAAAATTTAAAAAAGACCATCCATATATTAAGCGTCTAGATGAAGTCCTAAAGCAATATTCCGTAGTCAAGGTAGCCGATGGCAATGGAGCACATCATGGCGAAGATTATGAAGAGATGAAACAAGTGATACTAGATGCGTTGTTTACGAGTTATCTAGGGCAGACTATAAGGAAGTGAGGTGACTTAAAAAACTATACATTAAACAATAGTTAAACATGAGTATTTTATTAATATATCCTATAGGTGCAGGTGGTGAATTTATTGGTTGCACCGTGAACCCCAATCCCAGCAAGTGGTTCAAAAATGAGAATCTTCCAGAAATAAATCGATATTATTATAAAGGTAATGCCATATTCCCAGCGGATCAACAGAGAAGCAAAGAGGACTATGAATCATACAATGATTTCATAAATGTTGAATCTCATCATTTCTCTCTGGAAGGATGGAGATCTTGGGCTGACGATGGCTGGAATGTGCACTCCGAATCTGCTCCGAACATACAACCAAGAGAAAATTACTCACCAGCAGAACAACCCGAAGAAATAGGATTCACAGGGTATATCTACACTCCTCTATTTTTTGCCGATCATGGCCACTTGTCAGGGACTCGGCTGAAGGATCTACTTGAGTCAGAAAATGCGGAAGCAGCAGCGGAAATCGAATCATATGACTCGCAACCCATTTTACAATACCAATATACCCATCAGGCAGACATTAAAGATAAGGTGTTCTGTGAACCCGGGCTGACCCTGGGAACTCCAATTTTAATTCTACATAATCATTTTAACATTCACAAGTTTTTTAAAGATATTAAAGCATATGGCTTGATATCTAATAATTTCGCATTAAGATTAGTATGGACTATGGCTGGCCAAATTAAACAGAATCCCCATCTTTGGCTGCAGACGGGTGGACATTTTACTGAAGGACTAGATAACAAATATACAATTGAATGGATGAATGCATTGGGCGAACTCGATGGCGATTACTATCTCGACTTAGAAACTAAAGATAAACCACTTTACGAAGATTATAAAGCAAGAATAAAACAAGATGATATAGAACTTATAACACCTGCTGAATTAGATCTCATTGATGAAGGCTTGGCGGAAAAGTATAAAGTATACA